TGGTCGCGCTTGTTCTCGGTGCGGGCCGCGTAGATGTCGATCAGGCCGCCTTCGAGCTCGTCGAGCACGTCGGCCTCCTTGCGCATCGACACCGAGTCGCCGACCACGAACGACCACGGCTTGTGGATCATCACGTGCGCGCCTTCGGCGATGCGGATCTCGTCGCCGGCCATGGCGATGACGGAGGCGATCGACGCCGCGATGCCGTCGATGTGCACCACCACGCGGGCCTTGTGCTGCACCAGTGCGTTGTAGATGGCCACGCCATCGAACACCAGGCCGCCGGGGCTGTTCAGGCGCACGTTGATGGTGGACACGTCCAGTCCGGATAGATCTTTCGCGAACTGCTCGGCCTGCACGCCGTCCCACCAGCCGCCGATGTCGCCGTAGATGAATACCTCGGCCTCATCGGTCGCGTCCTCGGCGGCTAGGCGCAGCACGCCCGGGCCCAGGGCCGTCGGTGCGAGGTTCTTCACCCGGCTCAGCATGGCGGGGTCGATCAGCTTCTTCGGCATGGGCCTACTCCTTCGTTTCGTCTTCGCCGAGCTCGGCCAGAACTTCGTCCAGGCTCGCGCTGGCATCGCGGATGCGGCCCTCGTTCCGAGCGGACAGGACGCGGCCGACGTTGCGGCGCGCGCGGGCTGCCGGCGGCGTGCCTTCCGGCGGCTGGGTGGTGCCGTCGTCGGGCGGCGGCTCGCTGGCGTCGACGGTGTTGGTTGGCACGCGGTACACGTCGCCGCCGGCGCCTTCGATCGGGTTCTCGTCTTCGAGCTCGCGCATGTCGTTTGCGCTCAGCGTGCCCATCTGCCAGCGCTTCCAGTAGTAGTCCGCGCGGTCCTTCGAGGCGCCGCGCATCAGGGCGTTCGGCATGAACTTGGCGTACATGCCGGCGCGCGCCTTCTGCTCGCCGATCAGCTGCACGTCGATGGTCTCCTCGATGCGCTGGTACCAGGGCATCAGGGTGTGGACTACGTGCGCCAGGAACATCTGCTCGGAGCTGGCGTAGGAGGCCGTCTTGTCGGCCAGGCCGATCATGATGGGCATCACGCGCTGGCCGCGGCAGATCTCGTAGAGCTGGTGGTTGCGGGTCTCCAGGTGCTGCGCGTCGACGCCGGTCATCTGCGTCTGCATGAACTTCGCAGCGCGGTCCAGGATCAGCGGCTTGAACCGGTTTTCGCCGCCGACGTTCGAAGAGATCCACGCGCTCAGGTCCTTGTGCTGCTTGGCGTCGAGCTTGCCCTCGACGCTCCACGCGCCGGCGCTCTGCGTGCCGTTGGCGTGCAGCAGCGCGTGCGCCTCTTCGGTGGCCAGCGACAGGCCGATGGCCTCGCGCGCCAGGCGCACCGGCTCGAGCGCCTGCCAGCCGTTCCAACTCATGCCCTTGACGTACCAGACCGCGGACTGCGGCACTTCGATGATCTCGCCGGTCCGGTCCGACTTGAGCTTGAAGCGCAGCCGCTTGAAGTCGTCGAGGTCGATCTCGACCTGGTGCGGCGCGAAGGGAAGAATCTCGCGGATCTCGCCGCGCACAATGTTCTTGAAGCCGACGAACCGGCCGGCCAGCGCGGCATGGGCGACCAGGGTCTCGCGCATTTCGAAGCTGGTCTGCCAGTCATTGGGCTGGCGGTACAGGCGCCAGTGCAGCGGATCGCCTGTGGCCTCGTCGCGGCCCTTGCCGTCGGCGCGCTTCTGGAACAGCTTCAACGGCACCTGCGCGACGCCCTCGGCAATCACGCGGACGCACGCCAGCACGCCGGCCACCTGCAGCGCCGTGTCGACGGTGACGCTCTGCCCGGTCTTCGACCGCAGAGACGCCATCAGCTCCGGCCAGAAGGCCTCCCTGAACACGACGGCCCGCCGTTGTGGCGCGGCGATGGCCCTTGAGAGGAAGCCCATCAGACGTCCTTGTCCCCGGCGGCAGCCTTGCTGGCGCCGAGGTAGCCGCCGACCAGCAGCAGCAGGCCGCCCACGATGAAGCCGGCCGGCGGGTAGATCAGCCAGGCGCCGTAAGAGACGCAGCCGGCACCAGCCATCAGCAGCGTGTCCGGCGTCCATTCGCTGGCGACGATGCTCGCGGCAGCCAGCGCGGCGCGCGCGGTGGCCACGGCCGCGGTGAAGGCTGGCGTCACGCCGCCGTCTCCCAGAAGGACTGGCCGACTGTGGCTTCGGGGTTCAGCGACATGAGGGCGACCGCGTCGAGGGCCGCCATCAGCGGGTCGATCTTCGCGGTGCCGCTGGCTTGCTTGGTGATCAAGATGGCGTTTCCTTTCGGCTCGACTCGGGCGTTCGAAACGACCCAGCACATGAACGGGCTGGCGTCGTGCACCAGCTCCCCGCCGGCGAGCTTTCGCTCGGCGGTCTTGATCGCGGCGTTCAGCCGCCACCCCTGCGAGATCGCGATGATCTGGCCGTCCTGCAGCCCACGCTCCGGGCTCATCAGTTCGTCGACGACGTCGCCGATGCCGGCGGCATCCACGCCGATCGCGTTCTTCTCGGGCAGCAGCCCGGCATCCTTGATCCGGCAGACGTAGTCGGCGACCGCCGCGACGTCCTCGCCTGGCTCTTTCACCAGCGTCAGGTGCCCGGCCTTCTCGAAGTCGAGCAGCTGCGGCGCGATCGACTTGCGCCGCTCGAGCACGATCGGGTGGGCCCAGGCGTGGCACCACAGCAGCCACCGGCGCGTGCCCTTCTCCCTGCCCAGCACCGCGAAGCCCAGCAGGTCATCCAGGCCGCCGCCGTCGACGCCGGCCACCGCGACTTCGCAGCGTTCCAGCAGCGTCTCGAAGGTGAGCGTCTTGTCGGTGACGCGGTCCTTCGTCCAGAAGTCGGCGCCGGCCCAGCCGTTGCTCTGGATCGCCACACCAATCTGAACGTTCAGGTGCTGAGAAGCCCAGGCCCGCAGCTCGCGCGCACTCGTCTTCTCGGCAGACTCGAACTCCTCCACCAGGCGAGGTAGAGCGATCTGCCGCCCAAGGGCCGGCGTGACCATGTGCCAGTTCGCCGGGTCGCGCCAGGCGGTCTCGTCCTGCTGCATCTCCGGCGGGAACTCGTACAGCACCGGCAGCATCGCGCCGAAGCGCTTGCCGTCCCGGATCTCGCGCGCCTTCGTGAGCTCGTCCAAGAACACGCCCGACGGCGCGTCCTCGCTTTGCGTTGTGATGAACGCGAGGAAGGCCTCGGGGAACGGCAGCATGCCGCCGCGCAGCTGGCGCAGCGCCTTGTCCGCGCCGGCGCCCTTGGAACTGACGTGCAATTCGTCGATCAGCGCACCGGCCACCTTCTGCCCGGTCAGCACCCGCGGGTCGAAGGTCATGATCTCCAGCGTCGCCTGCGTCTGCCGGTGCACGATGGTCTTCACGTGATCCCGCACGTGCAGCATCTTCTTCAGAACCGGGTCCAGGTCGATGGCGCCAGACGCCGCGTCGAAGGCTTTGGCCGCCACGTCCTGCACCGGCGCCGTCATGATGAACGGCGCCCGGGGCCGCTGGTTCATCAGCAGCGCGGTCAGCATCATCAGTGCGCCGTTGGTGGTCTTGCCGGTCTTCTTGGGCACCAGCAGGAACAGCTCGCGGATCATCCGCGATTTCGACGCCGGGTCGAGCGAACCGAACAAGGCTCTCAGGATGTCGCGGAACCAGTCGTCCACCGACTCTGCGGTCGTCGGCGTTCCAGACACGTCCGACAGCCGCAGCTTGTTGAAGATCCCGACCGCACGATCGGACTCGATGAGGTTCAGGCCCGGCAGGGGCGGGATCAGGCTTTGGCCGCCGCGAAGGCGCGCCTGCCAGTCTGTGCAGGACAGGTTCCAGGCTCCGGTCGACCTCAATGCCGCGTGCCGGGCCTGCCCTTCTGTCATTGCAAGGGCGCGGCGGGCGGCAGCAGCAGATCACCCCACTCGGTGCCGATGGGCGCCGTCCTGGCGTCGGCCTGGGCCTGCTCCTTCTTGCCCATCACGCGCGCTGCGGGCGCCAGGGCCGGCACCGGCATCGCGGCCACCGCAGGCGCCGGGGCAGCTTCGCCCTCAACCAGCGGCGGCGCGGCCAGCTGCGGCTCGACGGCCAGGTAAGCCTTCGCCGCGCTGCTGCTGCCCCTCTTGGCAGCCGCGTGGAGCGCGCACAGCACCTCCAGGCGCCGCAGGCTGGCGCCGGCCGACAGTTCCGCCTGGTAGTGCTTCGTCAGCGTGTCGCGGGTAATCCCGATGGCCAGCGCGATGTCCTCGTGACGCATCCCGCCACCGGCCGCCAGCGAAACCTGGCGCCGGCTCGCGGTCGTCGGCGCGTGCGCCGGCCTCCCGCGAGGTCGGCCTGTCGGTTTCTTCGGCATAGAACGACTCCGGAGCCCAAAAATGGTGCGGCGCAGAAAAAAACCCGCGAATGGG